TGACCAGAGCCTATACGGGCACCACCACGATTTGTTCCATCTTTGGCCATTCACTCACCTCTTTTCGTTGATGGGTCTATTACCCTGTTTGAAACCGCGAATTTTCACGCGTTACCCCCCGCCCGTTGTCCGCTTAAAGGCCTCTAGAGATTCGACTCCCCCCTACCTGGTTGACCAACGGTCTCCATCTCTTGCTGTGATAGCTGAGTGACAAGGAGTACAAAGAGCCATTAAGTTGCTTTCATCGTGAGTCCCACCCCTAGCCAAGGGAAGGATATGGTGGACTTCAGCTGCAGGAGTCAGTTTTCCCTGTCTTTTGCACTCTTCACATAATGGATGGGCTGCAATGTAACGGTCACGTATTCTTTTCCACGCACGCCCGTATCGCTTCCTTGTCTCAGGATCTCTCTGATATTTTTCATAACGAGAAGCTTCCTTTTTAGCATGTTCCGGACAAAAACGTCCATCTGTCAGCTCGGGGCAACCAGGAGAAGAACATGGTCTTTTAGGTTTCTTTGGCATTTCGCACCTCCTTTTAGGCATAGAAAAAGCCCCGCGGTATTTCCACGAAGGCTCTCTACAGTTCTTCACAATACCATTGTATAATGGATTTCTGATAAAGTCGTCCACGATATTACTCACTACTTTCCATAGAGAAGTAAAGCTAGATGCTGAAGCGCTCGATTCTTCTTATTGTAGGCAGAAGAACGCTCAATGTTAAAATGGTCGCATATGTTATAAACTGCATCAATCTGCTTTTTTTCATCATCCAAATAAAATTCCTTTAACACATACTGTTCATCATCAGATAAGGCATCCCATGCCGGTTGAAACCAGTCCATGTATTCCAGCGCTTGTCGATAGCGTTCTTTCAATACATCAATTTCATTAATACAAGCAATGAGCCTTTTCTCCCCTGCTTTTGGATCATTATTAGATGGCATCCCATTTAGAACCGGTGATGCTGGAGAAGTCATTTCTTCGTTGAGGTTTGCAATGTCCTCATCAGTATGTTCTATGATGTACTTCATACTGCTGTAATCTTTTAAAGCATTAATTGCAGCTGCTCTTTTATCTAAATATTGCCAGACAATGTTCATCGCATCACACCTCCTTTAGTGTAGCTTTAACTGCATCAATCAGAGCAGATTGGGTATTGTTTTTATCATTTAAAGCTTTCATTACACGCTCATCAATGGTACCTTTAGCTATTAAGTGATGAATCACTACGGTTTCTTTTTGTCCTTGCCTCCAAAGACGTGCGTTTGTTTGCTGGTAAAGCTCTAAGCTCCATGTTAGACCAAACCATACAAGAGTTGACCCTCCAGCTTGTAAGTTCAGACCATGCCCTGCTGATGCTGGATGAATAACTGCAAAGGGGATTTCCCCATCATTCCATCTTTTGATTGAATCGCTGGTAGATAATACCTCTACATCAAAGCGCTTTTGTATTCGAGATAAGTCATGCTTAAACCAATAAGCTATTAGAACAGGCTTGCCATTAGCAGCTTCGATTAAATCTTCCAATGCATCCAGTTTTCGGTCATGTATATAAAGGACTGTGCCATGATCATCATAAACTGCTCCATTTGCCATCTGCAGGAGCTTTCCTGAAAGAGCTGCTGCATTTGCTGCAGTTACTTCTTCACCTTTAACATTTGTAATTAAATCCCGCTTCATCGTATCGAGGGTTTTCATTTCTTTTTCAGAAAGCTTTACAGGCACTTCGTTTATAACTAAGTCCGGCAACTTCAGGTAATCTGTCCCTTTCATGCTAATAGTTATATCAGATATAAGCTTATAAATTTCTTCTTCTGCTCCTGGTTTTGGTTTGTAGGAGAAGATCACTTGCTGATTACGCTTATCTGGTACAAAGTAATCCTCCCGATACCTACCAATAAACCTACCTAATCGTTGTCCCATATCTAATAAGCGATACTGTGCCCACAAATCCATTAATCCGTTGGAGGATGGGGTTCCAGTAAGTCCTACTATCCTTTTTACCTTGGGTCTAACTCTCATTAAGCTTTTAAATCTCTTAGCTTGATGAGATTTAAAAGAAGATAACTCATCAATTACCACCATATCAAAGTCAAAAGGAATTCCACTTCTTGTAATGAGCCATTCTACATTTTCTCGATTGATGATGTAAACTTGTGCTCTTTCCATAAAGGCAGTTTTTCTCTTTACTTCAGAGCCAACTGCTAAAGTATATTTAAGACCCTTTAAGTGATCCCACTTTTCAATCTCTGCAGGCCATGTATCTCTGGCAACTCTTAGCGGTGCAATAACCAGAACCTTACGAACAAGAAAACTGTCCAGTGTTAAATCAAAGATGGCAGTTAAAGTTATGACACTTTTACCTAAACCCATATCTAAGAGCACTGCTGCTATAGGATGATTGAGGATATACTCAGTGGCATAAACCTGATACTCATGAGGCTTGTATTTCATGAAGTATCCCTCCAATCTGATCTATATGGTCCAGGCAGAATACCAAAAAACCAAGTGCCTCTAACTGTCTTTTTCGCTTTTCTTGTAGGGGTCTTAAGGTTTTACCAGGTGCTTTAACCTCTACAAAAGCTAGCTTTCTATTAGGTAAAAGAATCAATCTGTCCGGCATTCCATCAAAACCTGGTGATACAATTTTCAGTGCAATACCACCTATATCTTTCACTTCTTTTACCAGTTGCTGTTCAATCTTTTTTTCTCTCATATATCCTCCATGTTCCCTAAATCCAAAAAGTCTCTATACGCGCGTATATACGCGTCTGCAGGTAATTTCTTCTTTTTGTCTTTAGGATTATTTTTAATAATAATTATTGGAACAATGGAACAGGGGTTATAAAGTAGCCTACCTTACTAGGGGCTGCCGCCTGTTCCGATGAGATGTACCAAAAGACCGTTTTTGTTCCACCGGAACAGCTGAAATCTGTTCCAAAGAAAAAATTGTTCCATGTGTTCCAAACTGAATTACTCTTTTGGAACATAAACCCACTGTGGTCCATAAAGCGGGATACGTTCTTTTTTAACGAGACCTGTCCAGCCTCCAATACTCGCCATAATAGCTGATATTTCATTACCATCTACTCTTCGAAGGTTGGCTCGATCCTTTCCAAAGCATTCACACCAAATTTCCATATTAGAAACAGATTTTCGTTTCCGAACACCAACCCTATTGCTTTCACCAAACTCACTTCCATTGATATAGGCTCGTCGTTCATATAAATCCATGGTGTCCCAATCTTCAGGTAAAAGCAGATCAAGATACTCCCGTACCAAACCCTCACGCTCATCTGATTCCATAGCTTCTCGCTGTTCTTCTTTTGCAAGTTTCTCAAGACTGGCATCAAGGTACAATTTCTCTCCAGCCTTAACGAAGGTAAGAGCTTCAGCCCATATCTGAAGAATTTCATCCTGCTTTAGCTGCCATGACTTTTTGGTTCCATTCCCCGGAGTCTTTACCGGCCAGAAACGACGGTTTCCTGTAGTGTCACGTAAATAGCCTTTTTCAGCATTAGTTGTACCAAAAAATATACATTGCCTTAAGTGGGGAGTAGCCCTTCTGCCAAAACTAGCTCTATAAATATCATTCTGGCGAGATAGAAAACTCCTTAGGGTTTCCACTTCAGCTTTTTTCAGTCCAGCTAGCTCTCCAATTTCTAAAATCCAATAACCCTGTAACTTTTCTGCAGCGGTCTTATCCTTGGTATCCGATAAGTTCAAGCTATCAGAAAACCAATCCCCACCCAGCTTAGCTATAAGGGTACTTTTTCCGACACCCTGTGGTCCATTTAGAACCAACATAGAATCAAACTTGATGCCAGGAGTCAGGACACGAGAAATAGCCGCACATAAAGTTTTTCTTGTTACTGCCCGAACATAAGGGTTGTCTATTGCGCCTAGATAATCAATAAGTAAGGTATCTACTCTCGGTACCTTATCCCATTCAGGGAGTGCTTCAATAAACTCACGAATCGGATGATAAGACCTATCGTCAGCTACTTTTGCTACCGCTACATCATAGTTTCTTGCAGAGAAGGTTCCGTAGTGGGTGTCAATGTAGCTTATTAACTGGGCATCATCTGCATCTCTCCAGAACTTTGATGGATGTGGCCAAGGAACATCTCCTTTTATTTCAAGGCTGTCTGAAAGCTGATTAAACACAATGCTTTTCAGATTAGGATCATTTTCAAGTATCAAAATCAAGTTCCTTAGGGTATTCTTAACTGTTCCTGTCTTATCAATCTCCAACTGCTTTTCCCAATCTTCATCGACAAACTCTCTTTCAGCTTGAGCCTTTCTTTCCTCTACAAACTGCTCTTTCACCCGTTCATCCTCCAAAGCCAAATCTGTCATGGCTTTAAATGAAGGAAGTTTGCTAGGAGGAGTATTTTCTGCTACCTTTTCATCTAAGTCTCGAAGCTTATGCACTCGGACTAAATCAAAGGCGTTTAAAAGCATTCCACAAGCCGGGTCAGTAGCATGGTGGCTATAAGCAAATTTTCCGTCATAGATTACCAAGCCTGCTGAAGAATCAGCTGGAATATAATCAAATCGGCCATTCATAGTACTAGGCTCATATACATCTGTTAGAAAAGCTTCTATTGCCTCTTCAATGGTATAGGCCCTGCAAAATGCCCCTATAACTCCTTCTTTACTTAAGGGATCTGCTTGTTTAGTTATTTTTCTTTGCACCACCTCAGATTGCCGACTTGAAACTGGCCACATTGAAGTATCCCGCCAGTCTTCATATTTTGAAAGATAGTCATCTGGGTCTAACAGTTCTCCATCTTTCTCTTTAAAGACAAACTCTCCATCTGACGGTGTAGAGGGCCAATACATTAATCTCGAAGGTTCATAAGTGGTGTCATCGAATAAATCAATCCCTATCTCCTTTGCAACCATACGACCGAGAGCTGGGTATTCATCCTCTGTCACTTCTCTTTTAAGTGGAATGATAAGTCTTAATCGTGGCGCATCAGGTGTGTGTTTATGAGTTGAGTAGATGCAACATTTAAAATCATGCAATGCATCAATTTGATCCCAAATCCCTGGTTTTCCATAATCCATATCTAATGTAAGTAGGGAGCGGGAGAGTACATAGCCATTTCTACGCTTTCCTTCACGTAGAGCTCCTCCTACGAATCCACCCACATCTTTTATTGAGTCCTGCTGTGCACGACTCATTTTCCGAAATTCAGATACCGTTTCTGTGGTTCGTATTGTAGATTTAACTCGGGATATGAAGTCCTCCCATGTTATGTCTTTGTTCTTCCACTTTTTGTCCATTCGGCTGTTACCAACCGCTATCTTCATATCTTTTGCACCTCCTCGCAGTTTTCAGTAAAATACCGAATAGCCATACGATGCTTCGATGCTTTATCTATTTCTGCTTGCATTCCTTTTGAAATATAGGAACCAAATACCCACAGCTCCTCACACTTTCTGAGCCAGACCATTCCAAAGAACAATCCTAGTTTTCTTTGGTCAGGATCACTATCATCTAGCACTTGAGGATATAGCAGATGAGGAGCAAAAGGGATGGTTCCTTGCTCCACTGCAAATTTTAAGTATCCTCTAGCCTTTTTCTGATTTTCTTCTATATCCCCAGCAAAAGGTGAGCAAATAAAGACACAAGGTTTATAGTTTCTTGATTTTTCTTCACGCATAATATTTTCTATGGCTTCAGCTGCAGTTGGGTCAGGATAGCCTTCTGCGTTATATCTATCCATAGTTACATCTCCTCGAAGTCTGACTCTTGCTCAATCAGAGGTAAGATACCATGGTCCTTTAGAAGTTCATAAATAAACAAGCGTCCTTTCTGAGTCCAGTAGGTGTGCACCTTTGAATGTATCGTCCCATCCTTTCCTGGGTACGTATGTGTTTTTGTTGTCGTATATCCATGTTGGGCATACTTTTGATATAGGAGCCAGATTTTCCCTTGACGGAACTGAACACCAAGACTATGCAAGTATTCATTGAACCATCGGCCTGACTTCCCATAATCCTTGGCAATGGTTGTGATAGACACAGCATCCTTACAATTAAGAACCACATCGTAGTAACTAGCTTTAGGTTTCATTTCTGCAATCTGCTGTTCCTGAATGCTAATAGTAGTTGTCAATTCAAGATTTTTGGCTCTTTCAGCTTTAAGTTCTTGTAGTGCTTTAATTAAAAAGTCTGGATTAGCAAGCAACTCATCTGTAGCATAAAGTCCATGTCTTCTAATTGAAGGAAGCACCTCATGGGTTACCCAGCGTTTAAACTTTTTAGCTTCTGGTTTACGTGAAACCAATATCACGCTATAAAGACCACTTTCATTGATAATTGATACTTCCTGTTTTCCTCCAGGGGTGTCGATAATATCGACTCCCTTTTCATCACTGTCCAAGCGAGCCATAACATCACGACTGTTTCCAATCTCTAATACTGAGCACACATCTCTTAGAACCCACCAAGGACTTCCATCCTTCATTACTGTTCTTACTGTGTTACCATCGTAGTTGAAAATAGTTAATTTGTTCATATCGAACCTCCAACACATATAGTAGTAGAGCAATAAAACCTGCCCTCAGCTATATGCAAAAAAAGAGGAGGCTTCGAACCCCCTCAAATTAATCTTTTTTATAAAAATTACAATCAAACCCATCGGCGCGAAGCAAAAGTCCCTGAGCCCATGGAGGAGTCTGTCCCATAAGTGCACAAATATCTTGAACAGATACTTCTATTGGAACCTCTAAAACTACCTCATCGTGGACATGCATTACAATATCAAAATCTTTCTCATCAAGCTTTATCATGGAATAGCAAAGAATATCTCTTGAAAGAGCTTGGACGATATTTTCTACAAACTTAGGACCATAGCTTTCAATACGCTCCCACTTCTTTGTGCCACCAATACCTTCATAAGTTACCGATTCACTACCGAAACTGTTAATACCTATTCTTGGTTTGACATAAGTAAGCTGTCTACCAGAAGGAAGCCATATTAGAAGCATCCCGCTACGGTACTCAAAACTAATACGGCGGGTTTCGGTCCTGCACCTTTCTGTTGCAGCTTCTTTGACAGCACGATCAACATCCCACCAAAGTCTAACAATATTAGGATTTGAATTTCGCCAAGCATAGACCAAGGGTTTTAATTCTTCTTCGGTAAGACCCATGTCAAGTGCTCCCATTGCTTTTAATGCACCCACAGATCCACCGTATCCTAAGGCCAGCTCAGCAATTTTTCCTTTCTGTCTTAGGGGACTTCCCTTTGTGATTTCTTCTATAGGAACTCTAAACATTTGAGAAGCCGATGCCTCATAAATCTTGCCATGAGTAGCAAACACTTCATTTCTCCATGTCTCACCTGCAAGCCAAGCAATTACTCTAGCTTCTATTGCACTAAAGTCAGCAACTATAAACTTATATCCTTTCTTTGGAACAAAAGCAGTTCTGATTAATTCTGATAAAACCCCTGGAATGGAGTCATATAATAATTCCAAGGCTTCATAATGACCACCTCTAACCAAGCAACGTGCCTGTTTCAGATCCGGCAAATGGTTTTGAGGTAGATTTTGAACTTGAATTAACCTTCCAGCGAATCTACCGGTTCGGTTGGCTCCATAGAATTGAAGTAGTCCTCGAGCCCTTCCATCAGCACATACTGCATTTTCCATAGCAGAGTATTTTTTAACACTGGACTTAGCTAATAGTTGTCTTAATTCCAGCACTTCACTCAGATGATCTGGAGCATCCTTTAATAACTCCTTAACTGATGCCTTATCAAGACTATCTGTTTCTAAGCCATTTTCTGATAGCCATTTTTTCATCTGTGCAACTGAATTAGGGTTTTCAAGCTCAGTAAGTTCTTTTAGTCTGCTAGTTAGTTCTTCCCTTACTTTTTCATCGCATTGAATTGCTTTACTTACCAATTCCAAATCCAATTGAATACCTCGATCATTGATTTGCTGGTCTAATATATAGTTCTGCCACTCCTCTTCCGGCACAGGAAACTTTTGTAGCTTTGCCTGAATGGAAAGTTCAGCTTCAACGTCTCGAAGGTTATATGCCTTAAATCTATCCCACTTATCTGGAGCATGCTCAGGTAGATTTCGTGTACGACCATCATTTGACCTTATAGGTTTGCATGGTACAGAGAAATATCGAATAAGCTCCTTTCCTTCTGTCAGCTTTTTCTTATCAGCTCCTGTTATTATTGCTGCTCCTTCCAGTGATAAAGGAAGTCCAAGATAAGCAGACCATACCATGGTGCAACGCCAAGAATCAGGTTCAAGCCAAACACCAAAGTATTTAGATAAGCAAACTCTTTCAAATTGTGCATTAAATGCCCATTTTATAACCTTACTATCTAGAATTGCACTTTGTATTTCTTGTGGGATAGCCTCACCAGAAGCCAAGTCGACGACCTGAACAGGACCAGAATCCACACTGTATCCAAAAAGTATAATCTCAAAATCCGGTGCTTCAGCATAACGATAGACCCCGCTTTTGGCAAGGTCTACACTACTATATGTTTCTATATCAATACTGAGAGTTCTCATGATAAAAAGTCATCGTCCACGTCAGTGGCAAAGTCATCAGCTGCATTAGTTCTTCCACCCAAAGGCTCACTATCGCGGATTTTTTGAATATTTCCAAGACCACATGCTATACCCTTATTCCCATTGGAGTTAAAGGCATAAAAGTTGATACTTACTCTTGCATAAACACCGGAGTATACTTCTGAACGCTCAAGGATTGGATTGACATTTCTATCTACAATTTGTGGAGCTGTAATACTGTTGGCATTGATAAAATAGCTATTTGCATAAGCCTCATCATCTGGACGATCAATATCTCCGTCACGCAGAGGAAGCTTTAACGCCGCTTTATTAGGAATCTTGCCACCAAACTTACCTCTACCTTCTTCTATTGCAGCATTCACTGCTTCGTTAATAGCACTTAAAGTTTTAGTATCACTCTTTGGAATAATCAGGCTTACGCTGTATTTCTCAGCACCTCCATTGATGGATTTTGGTTCCCACACATTGGCGTAAGAAAGCCTAACAACTCCTGTTACTACTTTCGTTGGATTTGTTCTTTTTGCTGTTGTTGACATAGTTTTTATACCTCCATAAAATCATTTTTTGCTGATGATGTGTTCATTTCAGGACGCTTGTCTGTAATTGGTACTAGCGTTGGTTTTCCTGGTGGCTTCATAACAAGCCCACCAAGGACTTCATTGAATTTTGACTTACCCATTAATTTTTCCATTTCGGTAATGGTAATAAGGCTTTGCCTATATATTTCTTGGTATCCTGCATTCTTTGCTGCTTCTGCGACTGCTTCTTCATCTTTATATTTACGGTTGGAGCGACCTTCGACTACTTTAAACCCTGGCCACTTCTTTCCATGATTAACTGCTGCATCCGTCGCATAGGCTATAATCTCATTTGCCCAGTTAGTGAGATCACCGATAGAAGATAAAATGTCAGCAATCTCTTCATCAGATAAAAGTGGTGGTAGAGCAAACTCAAGCGTAGCCAGTTTCATTTTTGCTTCTGCTCTTGCTCTACATTTCACAGCTGCTCTGCAAAATTGACACCATTCACCGGGACAATAGTTGCCGTCACCATTGAAGGCTAATTCAGCTTTAGGTTTTAAAACTTCTTCAGCCCACTGATACAAGTTTTCTTTTGAGACTGTGGATGCACTGACATTTTCTCGACGGGGTTGATAAATTGTCATTGAAACCATCTCGATATCATAAATGCCATCAAATAGATCCAGTGCACCAAGGGCATAAAGTTTCATTTGAGGATTGTCTTCTGCGCTGACTAAGACACCCTGACCATACTTAAAATCAATAATGTGAAGAGTTCCATCAGCTATAATTAAACAATCCCCGGTTCCAAATCCCTCAGGTACATACTTTGAAAAGTCAAGCCGCTGTTCTATCAAGATTAGGGGATCACTACAAATTTGCTTAGCTTGCTCAATCACTTCAAGTACAAACTCCACGTAACCATCGGTATAATTGTCCATCTCATCTGAGTCGTATGGAGAGACCGGCTTTTTTGATCTCATCTTAAGTGCCTTTCGGAGTTTGTGTTCACTTAATGCATGAGCTGCTGTACCTTCAGCTGCAGCCTCACCACTGTTGTCATCAAACTCCTGTTCTAGTCTTGCCGATGGTGTACAGTTCATCCAGCGATGAGCCCCTGACGCGGAGAGAATTGCATGTTTACTCATTTCAACTCCTCCGCATCAGCAAGAATGGCAGCATACTTACTTGGATCAATCTGACTAAGTTTTGATGCACCATACTTTTCTAGAAGACCTCTAACCTGAGCAGTAAATCCATCATGACTTTTCTCCGCGAGCACCGCTCTTACTTCTTCTAAGGTAATTTGCTTTTCTTCAGGCTGTTTTTCATGTTTTGGCTGCTCTGACTTTTTATCCTCCTTAGGCTCATTACTTCCAAGGGCATCAGCTACAGCCTGAACACTATCTGCCAGTGCTCGAAGATCTGACACTACATCAAGAAGGAGCTTAATCTTACTCATGTCCTACACCTCCTTCCTTTATTTCCTTAATTTCTACCGTCTCAACTGAGTCACCTGGAGTAATTACTAACAAACTGGCTTTCTTTCCAAATAGGAAATCAAGCATTCTAGTTCGGATAGTCTTACGACTACTTTGAATGACGGAGCTTTTTTCGCCATTTGGCTTTGCCACATTAATAGTGACTTTATGTTTTAGGCTCATATTCCCTCTCCTTTCCGGGGCAATTTATCTCCCCTCACCGATAAGCGAAAAAGAGAGTTCTTTCGAACCCCCTTTCAGAAAAGATTTTTTAATAGATTCTTTAGAACCCAATTAGGATAGAATTTTTCTAAGTCTTTCATGAAGCTTCTTAAGGCGGCCGCGAATGGCAGCTTCTGTCACACCTTCTTCTGTTGCAATGTCAGTGTTGGATCGTTTCTCAAGATATACTTTTTGGAAAAGTTCTTTCTGTTGTGGTAAAAGAGACTCCATTGCCTTTGTTAACTTTTCCAGCGTATCTTGATGCTCTACCTCATCTTCTGCTTGTATGATTAGCTGTTCTGGATTAGCAGTATCATCTGCAAGATACTTATTGCGGTCATGGGCTGCTTCCTCTTCACCATCATGATAGGCGTCCAGATGTGCTGTCACCCTGTAATTGTACCGTCGTTGTTCGTCGACCTCGGCGTCATCCATCGCATGTAAAAGCTGAATGTCAGCTTCGGTGACGCCATCCTCACCTGGGGTAATTACGATCTTTGCTCCTTCTGCGGTGTAATAAATGTAGTTTGTTCTCTTCTCTTGACTTGTTTTGTACGCTCTTGACATGTTTTTGCATCCTTTCCGCCTAGAACGCCTTGGGCGGCAAGGATACATAAAAAGCCAGTGAATCGTATGTCCACCGGCCATAATCACCTTAAAATGAGCATAGTAAGGCACGGTGGGTACATCCGAAGCTACATAACACGGCCTATACCGTGTTAAACCTTCTTATGTATCCCGCCGCCTCTATGCGCATCTCAAGGCTTTGAAATTTTTTGTAGTAACTTATTAATTTTGGTTGCTTGGGCTTGTCTCAACTAAATCTGCCATAAACAACAAAAGACGACAGTAGGCTAAATTATCCTGATGGATATTAAAGCCCGCACTGTCGTCTAGCGCTCTGGCGGATTTGCTATTTAGTTAATCTCTGCTTTATGCTGCTGATGGAACAATAGTAGCACCTTCGATATTGAGAGTGCCGTCGGCATTAGCCGTTATCCTAACTGGGCAATTGCCGATATTGATAATGATAAGTCTGCGATCCTTGCTAATATCGCAGATTCTTTTTTTATTTTGGTTTCTTACCTCGTCGATGGCCATGACCTCCTCTCTGAAATGATATAAATGTGAACTTATCATCTGAGTACATTTTCATTATATTGGAAATAACGAAATGAGTAAAACTCTACCATTTAATTTATGGTGGCATAATTGGAAAAATTTAATATAATTAATTGTGTTATTTAGTTTTTGGTGGTATAATTAGACAATGTAATATACAATGAGAGTGAGGTGTGCCTATTGGGTAAAAGGCGGTTTGAGAAGAGAAAAGTATCCGAAACGAAAACCGAGGAGCTAAATATCAATGGGCTGCTTGCCCTTGAATCAGATGATAACGACCATTTTATTACGGTACATAAAAATTACTTTAATAATCACTTTAGACCTCGTTGTCCTGCTTGTGGCTCAGATAAAACTCGTAGTTCTAAAGTTGTCACGAGAACATTTAAAGATATTTTAGATGCTGATAATGATAAAGGTTTCAGAATTATCGATTTGGTGTTCAATCAACGTTATTTTCGTTGCGATGGATGTGGTAAAAGCGTATTCCCTGAAGATATTGATTTTGCATCCAAGGGCAGCAGATATACAAATCGGCTCTCTGACAAGCTAGCAGATGGCACACTTACTTACTCTTATAAAAGGGTATGTGATTATTATAGTGTTCCTGCTTCTACGGCATCTGTCGGCGCAATCATGCGAAGGCGTATACAATTTTGGGAATCTTCCATGGATCCAATTTACACACCTGAGACCTTAGCGATATTCGAAGTTGAATTCTACAAGAGAATCTATCCGGTAGTTTTCACAGTTCATAACGGTGAGCCTTACTGTCTTGACATTCTTGAAGAATCAACAGAACAGGCATACATAGCGTTTTTCAAAAAGTTGGATCCAAATAAGGTTAAAAAAATATACATTGACCCCGTGGAAAGCTTATACAACGCAATTCTATTCTACTTTCCGTCCGTTGCTGTAATGGTAACCGATGAATGTATACTACGATATGCTCGTGTTGCTCTACATGATGTGATATACAGGGACGGAAAGCGAATGCCGTTAAAAAACAAATACGCCACACTGATGCAAAAAAAAGCCAATATTACAGAAGTCTACACTAAGCGGCAAATAGCTTCCAGCTTTCAGAGTCGCCCAATCTTGAAAGCTGCATACGACCATTACCAAAAATTAATAACACTAATAGAAGGAAAATGGCAGTATAGTGATATTAAAGCATGGACTGATACCTTGCCTGACAATTTACCTGAGTTTGGTATCCTTGCTGATGTAGTTAAATTGTTTGAAGATAACATCAAATTGTTTTGTGAAGAAATTGGCAGCACATCTGGTCCATATTCGACCAATGTTAGCGATTTTATTACAACAATTAACGAAATGCCATTTTGCATATTTGATGTGCTTCGAGCGAGAATCATCTTTTCTGCTCCACCGGACACTATTGTTGAAAATGATACTAAAAAACGGATCGGCATCCGTGTCAGTAGGCTGATAAACAAACTCAAAGAAATTAATGAAAACATCAAGGAGGATAGATACTATGGACTCTAATGATAGAATCAAACAAGTTGGAATTAATATCAAGGAGAAAGCGAACCTAATCTGGAATGTGGCTAACAGTCTCTTTGGTGCTTATAAGCCGCATGAGTACGGTCTTGTTATTTTGCCTATGGTTGTTATCAAGCGCTTTCATGATTGCTTGCTACCCACACACGAAAAGGTTCGGGAAACATATTTGAAAGTCAAAGAACTTGCAGTCAGAGACGGCTTCCTTCGCAGCGCCTCCGGCTACAAGTTCTATAATACCAGCAAATATACATTTGAACTACTAAAGGCTGACCCGGATAATATAAAGGTTAACTTTGAGGATTACATCAATGGATTCTCAGATAATGTCATTGACATTCTTGCCAATATGGGTTTTTATGCACAGATTGAACGTATGTCAGATGCAGGTGTTTTATATCAAGTAATTAGCGATTTCTGCAGTGAAGAGGCTGATATGAGCCCTGACAAAATTTCTGCCGTTGATATGGGGTATATATTTGAAAACCTTGTGCAACGCTTTTCCGAGAGTTATGACGAAGAAGCAGGTTCACATTTTACTAGCCGCGACATTATATACCTTATGTGCGATTTACTTACCACCGAGGACAACTTTTTTTCGGAAAGCGCACAGCCTAAAACTGTATATGATATGGCAATGGGCACCAGTCAGATGTTAACTTGTATGGAAGAACGGATAAAGGCGTTAGATTCGGAAGCGAGTATCATTTGCTTTGGTCAAGAAATTAACCCCTTCACTTACGGCATTGCCAAGGCGGATATGCTCATTCGTGGTGGCAATCCTGAAAACATGCAGTTTGGTAATACTTTAAATGATGATAAATTTTCCGGTTACACATTTGACTATGTTATTTCTAACCCGCCATTTGGTATCGACTGGAAACGCGAAGCTAAAGATGTTGAAGCTGAAGCAAAGCTAGGGCCTAAGGGACGCTTCGGTGTTGGTTTGCCTAATAAGAGTGATGGGCAGATGCTTTTTCTACTCAATGGTCTAGCAAAACTGAAAGATACTGGACGCATGGCAATTATTCAAAACGGTTCTTCACTATTTACTGGAGATGCTGGGAGTGGCCCAAGCGAAATTAGACGTTATATTATTGAGAATGACTGGCTTGATGCCATTGTTCAACTGCCCAATGACAGTTTCTATAACACAGGAATTGCTACCTATATTTGGTTAATTACAAAAAGCAAACCTGAAACACACAAAGGATGTGTACAGCTTATCGACGCTAGCAAGTGTTTTGAAATCCGGAGAAAGCCCATTGGTAATAAACGAGTTGATATTACCGAAGAATGCCGAAATCTGATCGTGGAGGTTTACGGGAACTATACCGATGGGACATTTACGAAAGAACTCGACGACAAAAGGGAAATAATTTGCAAGAGTAAAGTTCTGGCTTCCGAAAGCCTTGGTTATAACAAAATCACTATAGAAAGTCCCATGCTAGATGAAGAAGGACAACCTGTTCTCAAAAAAGGTGTGCCTGTCGCTGATCCATCTAAGCGAGATACTGAGAATGTTCCATTGGATGAAGACATATACACCTTTTTCAAGAGAGAGGTCCTGCCGTATCGCCCTGGTGCATGGATTGATGAATCCAAGACAAAAGTAGGCTATGAGATACCCTTCACTCGTACGTTCTACGAATTTGCGGAATTGGAACCATCCAGAGAAATCGCAAAACGCATAGAACAGCGTGAGCGTAGCTTAATGGATAAACTTCATGCGTTATTTGGAAATGGTGGTGAGCAAAATGGTTGATACTCATAGCTACAATAAATTAAAAGATAGCGGTATAGACTGGATCGGATATATTCCAGAAAGTTGGAACGTCAGAACACTCTATCAACTGGTAACACAGGTCAAATGTAAAAACAGCGAACTGAAGGAAAACAATTTGCTATCACTCAGTTATGGGAAAATCAAACGTAAGGATATTAATTCAAACGAAGGTTTATTGCCAGCTTCTTTTGATGGATACAACATCATTGAAGCCGGCGACATTGTACTGCGCTTAACTGATCTTCAAAATGACCATACTAGTTTGCGAGTTGGCTTATCAACTGAAAGAGGCATTATAACCTCTGCATATACTACCCTCCGCCCTATCAATGCAAGACACTCGAAGTATATATATTATCTTCTGCATGCTTTTGATCTAAAAAAAGGGTTTTATGGTATGGGCTCTGGCGTGCGTCAAGGATTGAATTATGACGAGGTCAAAGAGTTGCGCGTCGTTCTTCCAAGTGATACAGAGCAGGATGTAATAACCACATATCTTGACAAGCAATGCGAACAGATCGACTCCATAATCGATGAAGCGAAAACAAGCATCGAAGAGTATAAGACTTGGAAGGAATCGATTATTTACGAAGCGATTACAAAAGGTCTTGACCCCTCAGCGAAAATGAAAGATAGCGGCGTTGTAGGAATTGGAATGATTCCTGAAAGCAGCAATGTAATTAGATTACGCTATTTAATAGAGGGGTATAAGGCAGGGCCATTCGGAAGCGCTCTTATCACTGAAAAATTACTACAAACCGGCAGAATCCTTGTGTATACACCTGAACATGTAGCAAATCAGAGTACCTTAAGTGAAAACAATCTATATTTACCTGATGATAGAGAAGCGGAAATGTCGCAATTTCTTGTTGAAAAGGGTGATATTGTATTTCCTATCGTTGGTTCGCTTGGACGTGCCATGCTAATTACTGACGAAATGCCTAAGGGAATTATCAACCAGCGATTAGCGAAATTTAAACTGTTATCCGAAAAGATAGATGTCGATTATTTTATGTGGATATTTGCTAAAAGCACTCTTTTAGCTCCATATATTGAAATCAACTGCCGAGGTTCATTTATTGTAAATCTTACAAAAGCAATAGTATATGATATGCCCATAGTTTTGCCAAAAAGCATGGATGAGCAAAAGAAAATCGCTTCATACCTAAATGATAAATGTTCTATTATAGATGAACTTATTAATGAAAAGGCAAAACTTATTGCTGACCTCGAATCCTACAAACGTTCTCTTATTTACGAGACTGTAACCGGCAAAAGAAAGGTGGTATGAGAGCATGAACGAAAATGAAAGGGCATTCGAAGAATATATTGAAAGTTACCTAGCCTCCGAAGAAGGTGGATGGACTAAAGCATCTGATGCAGGTTATAGAAGTGAAGAAAGTCGTGGCATGGCTCTGGATATTATTACTTTGACAGACTTTGTGAAGCGCACTCAACCCATGGCATGGCGGCGTTTAGAACGCGTTAGCAACATCAATCCTGTTAAGCAGTTTTACAAAGCGTTTGACAACGCTGTTACACAGGATGGCTTGATTTCTGTACTGCGTCATGGTTTTAAGCACCGCGGTATTAGTTTTAGAGTATGTTATTTCAAACCCGAATCTGAGTTGAACGAGACTGCAGTCGATAATTACAAAAAGAATATCTGCCAGTGCATACGACAATGGCATTATTCCGAGTTAAATAATAATAGCATTGATATGATGTTAGCAATCAATGGTATTCCGGTTGTCGCCATCGAATTGAAAAATCAACTTACAGGTCAATCTGTCGATAATGGCATACGTCAGTGGAAGTACAACCGAAACCCTAAAGAACCAGCATTCGGTTTTAACAAGCGTGTATTAGTGTATTTTGCTGCTGATTTGTACAATGTTATGATGACCACCAAGTTAGATGGCATTGATACTGTTTTCCTGCCTTTTAACCAGGGCAGTAACGGAGCAGGCAATGATGGCGGAGCAGGTAATCCTCAGAACGCTGATGGGCGCTATGTTACAGAGTATTTTTGGAAGGAAGTTCTGCAAAAGGATAAGTTGTTGGATATCCTACAGAAGTTCATCAATTTAGAGAAAACAGAATCAAAAAAGAAAATGCCAGATGGCTCGACTCAGACCACAGTTAGTACAAAAATACTGTTTCCCCGTTATCATCAGCTAGATGTGGTACGCAAGTTAGTAGCCCATGTACGAGAACACGGTTCCGGACATAACTATCTAATTCAGCATAGCGCAGGTTCTGGTAAGTCAAATTCTATCGCATGGGCGGCATATCGAATGGCTAGCTTACACGATAGCAACAACGTGCCGGTGTTTAACAGTGTTATTATCGTTACAGACCGCAAAGTCCTAGACCAACAATTACAAGCAACGGTCACGGGTTTTGATCACACGTTAGGTAGCGTTGTTACTATCGATGAAAAGAAAAATTCTGGTGACCTACGGGATGCCATTAATGCTGGCAAACGTATTATTGTTACTACTCTGCAGAAGTTCCCAGTAATTTACGATCAGGTTAACTCTGCTGAGGGGAAGCGCTTTGCCATTTTTGTAGATGAAGCGCATAGTAGCCAGACCGGTCGTAGTGCCATGAAACTGAAGCAGGCACTTGCCGATGTGACTGATGCATTGAAAGAGTATGCAGAAATAGAAGGTAAAGCAGTTGAAGAAATAGAAAAGAATGACATTCTTGTTCAGGAAATGCTTGGGCAAGGTAAACATGATAATCTTAGCTTTTTTGCCTTCACTGCCACACCCAAGCCTAAGACGCTGGAACTCTTTGGCGAACCCTATCCTGACGGTTCCTTTCATCCCTTCCATATTTATTCCATGCGTCAAGCTATTGAGGAAGGCTTTATTTTGGATGTTCTTGCAAACTACACCACATATAAAATGTATTATCAGATAGCAAAGAACACACCGGATAACCCTGAGGTGCCTGTATCCAAGGCTGTTAAAACTATCCGTCGTTTTGAGGAATTGCACCCACACAACATTCAGCAGAAGGCAGCAATTATCGTTGAAACCTTCCGCGAAATCACAAAAAAGAAAATTGGTGGTCAGGCTAAGATGATGGTTGTCACAGCCTCACGACTTGCCGCGGTGCGCTACTATCATGAGATACAAAAATATCTTAAGGCTAACGGCTATGACGATTTGAGTATCATGGTTGCTTTCAGTGGCACTATCAAAGATCCCGACGATCCAAGTGGAATCGAATACAGTGAAAGTAGCATGAATATCGATAGAAATGGACGTCGCATAAAAGAAAGTCAAACTAAAAGTGTTTTCCATGACGAGGGAAATATACTTATTGTCGCCGAGAAGTACCAGACTGGCTTTGATGAGCCACTGCTTCATACCATGATAGTCGATAAAGAACTGCGTGGTGTTAAGGCGGTCCAAACACTCAGCCGTGTAAATAGAACTTATCCTGGCAAGGAAGATACTTTTATCCTTGATTTTGTTAACGATGTAGACCATATCAAGGAGGCGTTCCAGCCGTTCTATCAGGAAACAAGCCTTGGTGAACAAATTAACGTTGATCTGATTTATACCACGCAGAAAATACTACATGGGTTCGGGGTATATACTCAGGAGGATATTGACAAGGCTGCAAACATTTATTTTGATCCAGATATTCGCAATGCAAATGCAACTCAGGGACAAATTTCCAATGCTTTAAAACCTGTGGCGGATAAATACAATGAAAAACTCAATCAGGACGAACGGTATCAGTTTAGACGAGAGGTACGAGCTTTTGTAAAGTGGTACAATTACATTACACAAATTACTCGTATGTTCGATAAAGATTTACACAAGGAGTTTATCTTCTGTACCTACCTTTCCAAGTTACTACCGCCAGATCCTGTTACGCCTTTTGATCTTGATAACCGCATCAAGCTCGAGTATTACAAGCTCGAGAAAACATTCGAAGGCTCTATTGAGCTTGAAAAGAAATCCGGGTCTTGGGCTCCTACCAGCAAAAAAAAGGCTGGTGGAACCACAGAAAAATTAAGCCCTCTTGATGAAATCGTTCAAAAAATCAATGAAGCCTACTTCGGTGATTTTACGGAGGCGGATAAGGTTATTGTAGATGATCTATATAAAAGAATGCGCAAGGATGAGAATGTGCGAAAGGCCGCACAGACAGATGATCGTCAGGTATATGAGCGGAACATTTTCCCTGGAATTTTCGACGAAACTGCCCAGAAGTCTTATATGGAGAATACGGAAGCTTATAGACAGTTATTCCTCGATGCCGATAAATATCGTTCCGTATGTATGGCGTTAGCTGATATGCTCTACAAAGAATTGCACGACAAGAAATCTGTGGAGTAAATTACTCTAGGGGGAAAGTACCATGCGAACGACCTGTAGTTTTCGGAGATAGGTGTTTGTAGGTGTATGTAAGAAGTACTTGAATAAATTAATGGTGACGAATACATACCTACTTCCACATCTAATCTGTCAACTCAACCCCTATGAAAAATGCCCGTTATCTAATCTGTCAACTCAACCCTATCGCTTTTAGGGCAGTTGATATGTTCCCGCAAACAATAAAAATAAGGGTTTCCTGACATTGTCACTTCAGGCTAAACAGCCAAAAGAAAAGTTCAATGTCTGGAAACCCTTTATTTATTGGCACTTTCAGCCATCTATTTTTCAACCCTTGACATCAATACTACGCACTCAACGTGTCCCGCCTGCGGGAACATATCTACTGGTTGAACTTTGTTTATGATGTAACCATTGTCGGTCAGAAATGCCAGGTCTCTGGCCAGGGTGGCGGGGTTGCAGGAAACATAGGTTATATTC